CGCCGAGAACGGCACCCTCCCGACGGCTGGCAACCAGTCGTACGCGACGGTCCCGGTCCCGGTGCGTTACGTCTACGGCCGTATCCAGCTGTCCGGCCCGACCATCCGCCAGGCCGTTTCGGACCGTGGCGCTTTCATCGAAGCGCTCGACGCCGAAATGGAAGGCATCAAGAAGGACGCGATGAAGGACGTGAACCGCCAGTTGTGGGGTACGTCCAACGGTGTGATCGCCCAATGTGGCACCACCTCGTCGTCGACCACCGTCGTGTTGGCTTCCACCACCGGAACCACCGCTTTGCGTCAGCTGTTCTTCGACGGCGGCATGGTCGTGGACATCGGAACGGTCGCTTCGCCCGCCACGATCGCGTCGGCTCGTACCGTCACCTCGGTCGACGAGACGAACAAGACGATCGCCATCTCGGGTGCTGCGGTCACCACGTCGTCGAGCCACTTCGTGTTCCGCGCCGGAGCCGGTGGAGCGTCCAACAACAGCGGTCAGCCCGGCGACGGACAGATCGAGTTGACCGGCCTCCAGACCATCGTCGACGACACCGCCGTGTTGCACACCATCGACCCGTCGTCGCAGCCGAAGTGGAAGGCGTACGTCAACAGCAACTCGGGTACCAACCGTTCGGTCACCGAGTCGCTCATCACCGGTTCCATCATGAAGGTTCTCACCAACTCGGGCAAGAAGCCCAGCCTGTTGGTGTCAGCCGAAGGCGTGAACCTGGCCATCAGCAACCTGCTGTTGAGCCTGAAGCGCAACATGGAGCAGACCCAGTTGAAGGGTGGCTACGCGGGCATCCAGTTCTACAGCCCGTCGGTGTCCGGCAAGGGTGACGAGGCTCCCACGGCCCTGTACGCCGACTTCGACTGCCCGAACAACCGCCTGTACGGTGTGAACCCCGAAGTGTTGGTGTTCCATCAGGTGGGCGACGGCTTCCAGTTCATGGACCTCGACGGCGCGGTGATGAACCGTAAGCCCGACCAGGATGCGTACGAGGCGACCCTGTACATGTACGGCGAACTTGCCTGCAAGCAGCGCAACGCCCACTTCGTCATCAAGGATCTCACCGAGGTGAGCATCTGACATGGCCGCATCCGTCAGCATCACCTACGGGCCGGAAGTCCCCGGTTCGCGCAAGGAAGTGTTCGGTGTCATCACTTTCGACTCGTCGTACCCGACGGGTGGAGAGGCTGTCACTCTCGCACAGCTCGGCGTGAACCGGCTCGACTGGCTCGAAGTTTCCACCGTGAACGGCAACGTCCCTTCGTGGGACGGCTCGACCTCGAGTCCGAAGGTCAAGTTGTTCTGGGTGGACACCACCACCGACGGCGCACCGTTGGCTGAGGTTCCGAACACCACCAACGTCTCCACGACGACTGTTCGGTTCCACGCCATCGGAGCCTGACCAAACAATCCCCCAAACGTTAGGGCCGGTTGCCGAAAGGTGACCGGCCCTTTCGTCTAGGATGACACCATGATTCGTGCAGCAGATTTGATGGGCAACGTCGCCGGTGGCGGCGAGATGGCAGAAGTGTCGTTCGACGTGTATGACATCGCCAACCGTATCCAGCGTGGTGACGAATCCGGGTGGCGTGGCGACCCGTCCGCATCCCTCATGTTCAACCCTCTGGCAGGACGGTTTGAGGTGTGGATGGTCGATGCGATGGGAACCCCGTATGTGGCGTGTTCTCACACTCGCTGCGACCACACGCTGATCGTCAAACTGATCGAGGGTGACTGGCAGAAGGGTAAAGCTCTGCATGACGACCTGATGAAGAAGAACAAGCAGATTCGGGACGCTCACGAAACCGCGGAGAAAGAGAAAAGGTTGGAGTTGGCAGACAAACTGCATTGGGCGTTGGTGCGCGATGTGGGACACTTGGAAGGCTCCAACCGTCGGATCCACAGCATGAACGAGAAAGGCAAGTAGTGGCCTCATACACCGTGAACAAAGCGAAACACGCTGTGTTGACACCGAATACGGTGGACACGGTGTCGTTTGGCGACTCGGTGTCGTTTCTCATCATCTCGAACCGAACCACGTCCGGTTCCCCGATCTTCTTCACGTTCGGCGACCCGAGCAAAGGTGTCCCTACCCCGACGGTGAACGGCGACGACTGCTATGTGGTTGGCATCGGCATGACGCTCAGCCTGGTCGGCGACGGCACAGCCTCCGACGTGAAACTGATTTCCAACGGCGCACAGTCGTACAGCGTGATGGTGGTGTGAGATGAACAGACTTGAACTTCGTAACGCTGTGAAAGACCGGCTGGCCATCAAGTCGGATGGTTCCGGCAACAGCCTTGACGGCCTGATCACGAACACGTTCGTCAACACCAGCCTGAACGACGCTCTAAACCGGGTGAGCATGGAGCGCGACTGGTGGTGGCTTGCTTCGACCGCCAGCCTGTCGTTTGACACGGTGAACGGTGCCGCAACCCTCCCATCAGACTTCATGCGAGCCAACGAGCTGGTCATCAACTCGTCGCCCGCCGAATGGGTTCCCCTCGAGACGTTCCTCGACCCCACGTCGGACAACAGCACTTACGGGTGGACGATCTACGGCAACCAAGCCAAGATTGTCCCGGTTCCGTCCACCACCACCGCAGGCACCCTCTACTACTTCCGGTCTGAGCCAGCCCTCTCAAGCGACTCGTCCAGCCCTCTGATGCCGGTCGTCTACCATTCGGTGATTGTCGCCTACGCCTCCCATCTGTGCGCAGCCCGACGCCAAGACGAACAGCGAGCGTCGCTGTACTTGCAGGAGTACGGCACGTTCCTGAAGTCGATGAACGACGACAATCGGACGACAATCAAACGGCGCATCAAGTTCACTCGCGCCCGCGACTACGCCACTTGGGAGTAACCGATGGGTTCCTTCCAAATCGTCTACGACGACTTCTCTGGTGGCGAGTACATGGGGCCACGCTCCACGAACCTGCCGAAGAACACGTTCTCCGGTGTGAATGTTGCTAACAACCCTCACGGGCAACTGATGGCATACGGTACGGCGACGCTCGCATACACGGCAACCGCCGTCACAAACAGCACCGGCGCACAAATCCCCGACCAATGGATCATCGGGACAAACATTTATTCGTTCTGCCAATGGGATGTCAGTTCTACCTGGACCGCCAAAATGGTCAAGTTTGATGTCGCCAACGGAACCGTATTTCCGACACCCACAGCGACTACCACCAGTTTGACTGGGCAAATCGGAGGCAAGGTCGCCTACGACAATGCGTCCACCAAGTTCTTTTATGTTCGGGTGGACGGGGCGAACGCAGGGTTCATTCGCAGCGTCACTACCGGCGGCACCGATACGAGCGTCTCAACCGTCCTCGGTGGCACAGGCATCACCGACCTCGTTTCGTATGGATACCGGACAGTCGCCTACGGCCCAACCGCCAAACGCTTATACTACTCGAACACCGACCTGACAACATGGTCGACAAGCCAGTATTACGAGTTCTCCGGCGAAATCCTGAATGTGTTGCCCCGTTCCAACGACCTGCTTGTCGTCTGTACTACCGGCCTATTCAGCGTCGTTGGGGTACTCGGCTCGTCTGTGACCATTCAACAACTGTTGTCGTCAGCGAACACCCCTGAAGGGATGCGCGACGCCATCATCGTCGGTCGCCAAGCGTTCTTCCCTGACAGCAGCCAGTCCGGCAATGTTGATGGGCGCATCTACGTTCTACAAGGCACCAACATCCAGCCCGCTTTTACCCTTGACTACGAAATCGTGGAAGGTCTAAACACCGACGGTGGCCCGCAACAAATTAGATGTTTCAACACAGCTGACGGGCAGATCGGCATTCTCACAAAGAACGGCACAAGTTCGTACACGCGCCGCCCCGACGGAACATGGATGAGACACGCCCAACTTGACGGCGATTTTGCTCCCAGCATTGAACGCAACGCTGTCAGCCAAATGCACATGGGTCGCCCCGGACCGCAAGCACAATCCGAGTACGTCGTGTATGCGATGGCTGACGCGGGAGACGGATACGACATCAACTTTTATCGTCTCATCAACAACGTGACTGCCCCAACAAACACCGACTACGACTTTTCGCCTGCATCCACAGCATCAGGGTCAACCGGCTATCCGACAGGGACAGTCACCCTGCCCGAGTTTTGGCACAACAAACCTTTCACCGTCAAACACGCGATTATCGAATGGTCTGGTGACACAAACAGCACTCTGACAGCCCGTATCCGATCAACGGGCATCTTGGACACCGACAGCCTCGCGGCTTACACCGGAGGAATCTCGTCGACGATCACCACTACGTTGGGGCCAACTGTCGTTTATGGGGTTTACAACACCGAACGCTTCTACATTGACAACGCCCAGAAAGGCATGGGTGCCAAACTGATCCTCGGGCTTACACAATGTCGCGTCAAGCGTGTCATCCTGGTGTGCGAGGACTGAGATGCCGTTCGCATACACGTTCCGCGCCGACGACCTAGAGACAGTCGCCAACCAGGACAAAGACCTGCTCGAGAACCGCGATCGGGAACTCGAGTTGTACCTGAACCAGCCCAACGTCAAATTGCGACGGGTCGCAACACAAACAATTAGTCCTAGTACGACTGTGGCCGTCAGTTTTGATACTGAAGATTCTGATGACAGCGGGTTTTTCCCTGGTTCCGGCACAACGCTTACAGTTCCATCAGGATTGGGCGGTCTGTATGTAGTTGGCGGTCAAGTAAATTGGAGTGCAAATCCGACAGGTTCCAGTATACGTTTCAGGGTAAATGGCATAAGCTTTTTATTGTTGAGTTTTGGAAACGTAACCCCAGTCCAAGTTGGTTCTAGCGTCTACCTCAATGGCGGCGACACTTTGGATATGGCAATCACCCAGAACTCAGGTCTAACGGCAACCGCTACAGCAACCTTCTGGTTGACCCGAGTGCTGGCATAATAGGAACGAAAGGAGCCTGACATGACTATCCCCCCGTCCCTCGCACAGCCGTCATTCACACAGGCTCCCATCGAGACAACCGACCCCAACGCGATCTCCAAGACGATCATGGACGCGAAAGGCGACCTGCTAACAGCCACCGGCGCAGACACCCCTGCGAGGCTCGCTGTCGGCACAGACGGACAGGTGCTCGTCGCCGACTCCACCCAAACCACCGGCCTGAAATGGGCTGTTGACCCGACCACCACCTCATTTGACGCTAAAGGCGACCTGCTGGTCGGAACCGGCCCTGACGCCTACACCCGTGTCCCCGTCGGCACCAACAATCAGGTGCTCGTCGCCGACTCTGCCGAAGCGTCCGGTGTCCGCTGGTCATCCGAACAAGACCCCAATGCGATCACCAAGAGCATCATCGACGCCAAAGGTGACCTGATTGCTGGCACCGCCGCCGACACCCCGGCACGACTGGCGGTCGGCTCCGACGGGCAGTATCTGATTGCAGACTCGACACAGGCGGCAGGGATCAAATGGGCGGCTCCCAACATCACGCTCGGCACCGAAACATCCGGCGACTATGTCGCTGGGGTAACTGGCGGCACAGGGGTGACTGTCACCGGGTCCGGTGGCGAAACGTCAACCCCTTCGATCGCTATCGGGCAGGCTGTCGGCACAGGTGACACGGTCGCCTTCGGTGGGTTGAACGTCGACTCCGGCACCCTGTATGTGGACTCCACCAACAATCGGGTGGGCATCAACGACACAACCCCGTCATACAGCCTTGACGTGACCGGAGACGGGCATTTCAGCACCGATCTGACGGTGGACGGCACCGTGTACGCACCGCACATCCACGGCGATTTGGCGGGCCTTGTGTACTTCCATGTGAAGAACACGACTGCTTCCACCATTCCGAACGGCACCCCCATCTACATCACCGGCACCGTCGGCTCAACACAAGTCGCCGAGATCGCCCCAGCTGACGCATCCAACAGCGCGAAAATGCCTGCGATCGGCATCACCGACGGCGACATCATCGCTAATGCGAACGGTCATGCGGTCATCGTCGGCGACCTAGACGGACAGAACACCAACGCCTACAGCATCAACCAGCCTCTCTATGTTGCATCCGGCGGTGGCATTACCGGCACCCGTCCTACCGGTGCATCCGACGTGATCCAGGTGGTCGGCCATGTCGCTCGAGTGAACACCAACACCGGTGGCATCGTTGTCGCCTGCGGGCCGTCAGCGAACACTCCGAACACGATCTCGGTGACCGGCAACATCTCTACTTCCGCAGGACAGTTCAACGGGTCTGGGGCCGGACTCACCTCGATCCCTGCAGGACAACTGTCTGGCACCGTCCCCTCAAGCAACATCGGCAACGACTCTGTTGCGCTTGGCACCAAGACGACCGGCGACTATGTGGCGACCGTAGCCGCGTCCACCGGCGTGACTGTTACGGGCGGTACCGGCGAAGGGTCGACGGCGACGATCGCTATCGGACAGGCTGTCGCTACGACCTCAAGTCCCCAGTTCGTTGGGGTGACTGCTACCGGAACCGTGTCAGCGAACGCGGTGTCGGTGACCAACGGTGTTGGTGCCGCGTCTGCAACCATCACCGGCACGACAGCCACCTCGGCTTTGACGGTGGACGGCATCGAGATTGACACGACCGGAGCGTCAGCCAATCAGGTGTTGAAGTACAACGGCACCAAGTTCGCCCCGTCTACGGGTGCCTCGGTCACGATCTCCGATACCGCACCTACCAGCCCGACCCCGCAGGCCGGTGACCAATGGTATGAGTCGGATACGGGTCGGACGTTCATCCGCTATGACAGTGCATGGGTTGAAGTTGGTTCGACGGCTACGACAAACGTGAACGCTAATGATTTGTCGGGGACGACTCTTGCGTCGAATGTGGTGTCGTCGTCGTTGACTTCGGTGGGGACGATCACGAACTTGCAGGCGACTTCTGCGACGATCAACGGTTGGTTGGTATCCCAGCCTGGTTTGGTGTTGGTGAAAACTCAGGCTGTTGGGTCTGGTGTTACTTCGGTTGATGTGACTTCATGCTTTTCGTCAGCATACGAAAACTACAAAGTCACATACACGAATGGTTCTGGTAGTACGACAGGATTGATTACGCTTCAATTTCTTTCGGGTTCTACGCCATCTACAACTGGCTATCACGGTGGGGCGGCGTGGATAAACGTGGGTGCTGCAGCATGGCAAATTGCCGCCGACAACAACACAAGCCAATGGAACTTTGCTGGTGGCACGGCATCAACTTATGCGTTTGCTTCTTTTGAGTTATTGCAACCATTTTTGGCTAAGCAAACTGTGGGGAATGGCACTTTCAGTCAACTTGATAACGGGCGAACGGGTCAATCTTTTTTGCACCATACTGTTGCTACGTCATATGACGGTTTGAGATTTGGTGTTTCGGCAGGCACATTGACTGGTGGCACGATTCGTGTCTACGGATATAGGAACTCGTAATGGCTATTGACTTTCCGAACAGCCCGACCCTCAACCAGATTTACACGGTCGGCTCACGCTCATGGATATGGGACGGCTCCACATGGAACATCTACGCCAACGTCCCTAACCGCTACATCCAAGACGCACCCCCATCGTCACCGCAGTCAGGCGACCAATGGTTCGAGTCTGACACAGGCCGCCTGTTCGTCTACTACGACAGCGTGTGGGTGGAGATCGGTAACGCGACCGATATCGCTGGGGCGTTGCAACCGGGGCAGGTGACCGCGTTGTCGGCGGTGACGAGTTTGACTACCGACGACGTGTTTCCTGTAATTGACAACCCGTCGAGTGCGACGGCGGCGAACAAGATTACTTACGGCAATTTGGTGACGGCGATGTCGGCCAGTCTTGCGCCAGGTTTGGTGTTGGTGAAGACACAGGCAATCGGTTCAGGTGTCACGTCGGTGACCGTAACCGATGCGTTCTCCAGCACCTACGACAACTACTCAATCACCGTGTCTGGTGGTGTCGGAACAGGTAGCGAATACTTGTACGTCCAACTTGGCTCCGCTACTAGCAACTATCGTTTCAGTTACGTGTACGGCAATCTTGGATCGACCGTCAACACCGCAGGAACTGTTGCTGGCTCCTCATTTCAATACGTAGGTTGGGCTAATACTTCAATGCTCAGCGCAGAGATATTCATCGGCAATCCATTCGCTACAAAGATGACTACTTGCCGTGCGTTTGCTGGCAAGAGCGGTAACGAAGCAGGGATGTTTAGCGGCGTACAGATTGATTCAACGTCGTTTACTTCGTTTGTCTTGGGTGTCGGCGCAGGAACAATGACTGGTGGAACTATTCGTGTCTATGGATATAGGAACTCATAATGGAACCCGAACGACCCAACATCCAAATCGATGATCTAGTGCGCCCTATGACAGACGAGGAATACGAAGCGTTGCTCGCGTCAGGTTGGACTCTTGAATCAACCGAGGTGACTGATGGCGATTGACTTCCCCAACTCCCCCACCACCGGCCAAATCTTCACGTCCGGCGACAAGTCGTGGATTTGGGACGGAACCGTCTGGAAAGCGTACGGTGCGTCCCTGTCCCCGACCGTACTGAAAGTGGACTCGACGAACACGCGGGTTGGTATCAACAACCAGTCCCCGGCGTACACGTTGGATGTCAACGGGACGGTCGAGGCCACCCAGTTCATCCAGGGTACGGACTATTTGACTCCGTATACGGGGTTCCGTAACAAGATTATCAACGGTGATTTCCGCATCAACCAGCGCGTGTTCAGCAGTACCACGGCGAACGGCTACGGGCATGACCGATGGCTTCTGCTGAAGAACGGTGGAACTGTCACCTACTCGACGCAAGCGTTCACGGTTGGCTCACCTGCTGCAACCGGCTACGAGGCGCAGAACTACGCTCGCATTGTTACCAGCGGTCAAAGCGCATCTGGCGATTACGCGGTGTTGGCCCAGCCGATTGAAGATGTACGCACGTTTGCTAATAGCACGGTCACGATCTCGTTTTGGGCAAAAGCATCGTCGGGGACACCAAAGGTGGCCGTCCAAATTGAACAGGACTTTGGTACAGGCGGTTCGCCGTCATCCGTCGTAAAAACATATTTCGGACAAGTAACACTTTCTACAAGTTGGGCGAGGTACAGCGTTACTGGTGCGTTGCCAAATATCAATGGCAAAACAATCGGGACAACAGCGAATACAAGTTCTTTGTATGTCAACCTATGGGTTTCAGGTGGATCGACTTTCAACTCTCAAACGGGGTCGCTTGGCATCCAGAACACAACCATTGACTTCTGGGGTGTGCAGGTCGAGCGTGGGTCGGTGGCAACACCGTTTGAGCAGAGGCCGATCGGCGCAGAGTTGGCGTTGTGCCAGCGGTACTACGAGAAGTCGTTTGCCTACGCAACCGCACCCGGAACCTCTGGGTTTACCGGTGCATACCTGACGATGGGGACAACTGATGGGGCAAACAATGCTCAGCAGATTGTCACATTCCGCGTTCCGAAACGGTATTCGTCGTACACAATCACGCCGTTCAACGGTTCAGGTACGCAAGGTTATTGGGAGTATTACCGTAACGGTGGAAGCAGTTCGACAGCGACACCGACCTTAGATTCGTTCACCGAGAACTCGTTCCGTGGTTATGTTGCGGCGGGCGCATCGTATGCTGCCGTTCAGTTTTACGGCCATTGGGTCTGCAACGCGGAGTTCTGATGAAACACTATCTACACACACTCACAAACCCTGAAGGCGCAGAAACCACAGTCCTGCGTCGTGAGGACGGGGCACAAATCCCAATGGACGAAGCCAACCCCGACTACCGTGCTTACCTTGCATGGCTAGAAGAAGGCAACACCCCCGAACCGTGGGAACCCTCCACCACCCCGGAGCCGTAATCCAATAGGCTGACCCCAACACCTGCCAGGAGGGAACATGACCAAACAAAGCCTGCTTGACGACATACGCCACGAAAACGGGCGCGGATCCGGCCCGAACTGTTGGGTCGGCCAACTTCTCGCCAACCTCACCCCCCAAGACCGTGCCGACCTCGAGGCCGCTTTCGCCGACTCAAACATCCAGCATTCGGCGATCGCCCGCGCCCTACGCAACCGGGGTTACGACGTGAAACAGTCAGCCATCCCCCGCCACCGGAAGAAAGAATGCTCCTGTGAGTCTCGCTGACGACATCAACGCCGAGAACAACGATCTGACTTCGGTCAACCGGATACGCCGTCAACGCGACCAAGCGAACGCCGAAAACCTGAAACTGATCGAACGGCTTGAGGAACTGGAACGCGCCCTCAACCTGATCGACGCGGCAACCACCACCACCCTGCAACCCCCAAAATGGCTGGTCACACCCCCGTCAGGCCGGAAGAAACACGCCACCCTGACGCTCCTGCTGTCCGACACCCATTTCGACGAGGTGGTGTTGCCTGAGGAAGTGGGTGGGCTGAACGCCTACAACCGGCGTATCGCCGAACTACGGCTACAGGCATGGGCGCAGAACGCGATCAAGATCGCTCGCCACTATCTCGCCGGGGTCACCTACGACGGGGTGGTCATCATGCTGGGAGGCGACATCTTCTCCGGCGACATCCATGAGGAACTCGCCCAAACGAACGAAGACACGATGCTCGGCTCCCTGCTCCATTGGTCGGAGCAACTGTGCGCGGCACTCACCATGTTCGCCGACGAGTTCGGGAAAGTCCATGTCGCAGCGGTGATGGGCAACCACGGGCGTATGAGCCGGAAACCTCGAGCCAAACTGCGAGCCAGAACCAACTTCGACTGGCTTCTCGCCAAGATGATCGAACGCCACCTCGGCTCCGACAAGCGGTTCACCTTCCAAGTGGGAGAGAACACCGACTGCCTGATCCCCATCTACGGCACCCACCATCTCCTCACCCACGGCGACCAAGTGTCCGGCGGTGGCGGTATCGGCGGTATCTGGCCTCCGATCATGCGGATGCGAGCGCGGAAAGCCCAGCGGGCCAACGACACCGGCACCCCGTTCACCACCCTGTGGATGGGGCATTGGCATCAGCTCATCCAAACCCCCGGTCTGATCGTCAACGGCAGCCTGAAAGGCACCGACGAATACGCTTGGGTGTCCAACTTCGGCCATGAACCCCCACAGCAGGCTCTCGCCATCGTCACCCCCGAACATGGCATTACCATTCAGGCACCCGTATTCAGCCTTGACAGGAAGCGAGAAAAGTGGTGAAACCGGTTCTCGTCATCTGGCACGACGCACACGCTGGCACCAGCCAATGGACGCGCCTAGACGAGATGGAAGACGACGGCCCGTACGAAGTGTTCAGCGTCGGATTCCTGCTGGATCGCCGATCGGGTGGCAAAACGAAACACATCTCCATCACCCAATCTTGGACCCCGGAAGCGTGTGTAGACTCGGTTCTCCACATCCCTGTCAAGATGGTCCAAAAGGTCATCTATCTTCTCGAGGTCGACGATGAACATCCCGGTGCGATTGGCAAAAGTGATCTACAAGTTTCTCACCCGATGCACCCCTCGAGGATTGGAAGAGGAACAGGAACTGGCGTGGGCGATCAAAACGCTTGACGGCCTGTTGCACCGCAACACCAAAAAGTGATGTTGTAATCTGATGCGGTGAAATATGTACCGCGTCTAACAGTCCTGCTAGTTTGCCTGTTTGCGTGGGTTCAGCCTGCCCGAGCAGAAGAAGTGACGGTGACCGGGGCGAACGACCTGTGGTTCACGTTCTCCGAACCGGCCATCTTCAAGGTGCGGTCATACGCCCAACAATACGGGATTGACTCGATGCTGTGGCTGTACGACTCCGACGGCAACCTTCTCACCCAGAACGACGATTGGTTCGGTTTGGACTCTTGGATCGAACATCCGGTTCCGGCAGGCTCCTACCGGCTTCGCACCGGTGTCTGCTGCGGAAACCCTGACGCCTGGTATGGCACGTCGTACACGTTGGACATCAACTTGACACCCGACGAAACATCCACCACCACAACCAGCACAACCACTACTGTGGTATCCACAACCACTCTGCCGGAGGCGACGACCACAACATGGGTTCCCACCACAACATCCACGGTCCCGACGACGACGAGTACTACCATTGCCCCGTCGACGACTGTCCCTGCCACGGAACCGCCCCCGGAATCATCTTCGTCCACTACATCGGACCCGACGACCACGACCTCTACCGTTGGGCCGTCGACCAGTACGACCGTCTCTTCGGCTCCTACGACGGTCCCGACGACGACGAGCAGCACAACGACCTCGACGACTACGACCCAGCCCAGCTCGTTGGAGACATCGACAACTACCTCCGTTCCCGAGCCAACCACCCCACCGACAAGCAGCCTCCCACCCGAGAATGAGGCTCTGACCAGCGTCTTAGCAGACCCCACCGTTTTTGACGACCTGTCAGAAACTGAGGTGGAAGACCTGATCGCCACTATCGCCGACGCTCCGCTCACCGACGCGGAAGCCGAACAACTGTCAGCCGTATTGTCAGACGCGCCTGACGAAGTGAAAGCCGAGTTTGAGTCGCAGATTGACGTGTTCTCCGGCCAGTTTGACACCTACGTTCCGCTCGGCTCGGTCGTGGACGTGGGAACCCGACGAACCCTCGTCGCCGTCACAGCAACCACCCTAGTTGCTATCCCCGCCCCCACCAGCAGCAGGAGAAAACCATGAAGAAACTACCCAAAGTCGTCATCGAAACCGGGGTGATGGCCGGATCCCTCGGCCTCGTCCTCATCACCTTGTCCGGCGAAACCCGGACTCAGGCTCTTATCATTTCGCTGGCAAGCATCGCCTTCTATGTTGGCTCCCAACTCCTGTCCGACGACTAGACTGTTGCCATGACTTTGACCCGAAAGACACTCTCGAGCGCGGTAATCGTGCTAGTTTGTGCCGTATTGAGCCAATGTTCAGACAGGTACAGGTACCCTTGTGACAACCCAGCCAACGCCGGAACAGCCGAATGTCAGGGAACGGATGCCGTCCCGACCCCGTAAAGAGCGGATGACCGCCCAAGAGCTGGACGCTCGCCTGCGGTATTACGTCGGAATCGGGCTGATCGTCATCGTCGGCCTCATCGTCGTCACCATGCTGTGGGGACTTCTGTTCGTCGTCCAGCCTTTGGACGCCCAATCGCCGAACGACAAAGCGATGCTTGAAATCCTCGGGCCGATCTGTTACACATTGGTTGGTGCCGCCGTCGGCATCGTTGCCACAAGAGGCAACCGTAAAGACGACTAACAAGGAGCCTGCCAATGCCCACCGTCCGAGCCACTCTGGTTCTCGCCGTCACCGTTGACCATCTGCCCCCCGACATCCCCGGCTACAAGTCGCCGGAAGGGGACGAACCGCCGATCGACGGTGGTGAACAGGTCGTCTACGACGTGATGAAGACCTTGCAGGAAGTGCTTCCCGACAACTGCTATATGTTCGTTCGGGCGACAACCGTGGACAACTGACCGGTTTCACCTGCTAGCGTTCCGGGAATGGGACGTAAATACACAGGTTGGGACGCGAACGCCACCGGCAAACGAGCCGGTCTTGAGAAGTTTGTCGAACTGACGATCAAGCATTTCAACAACGGTGTGTGGAACAACGGCACCTGGTCGGTTCGCAACATGAAGAACCCAGCCCTCAAAACGCCGAAGCCGTCTGTCCACGGCACCGGACGTGCTGCCGACCTGTCGTGGCGAAGCCACAAAGGCAAAGGTTTCGGCGACTACAACACCGCCTGTCAAGTCGTCGACTTTTGGGTGGCGAACGCCGAACTGTTCCTAGTCGAGGAAATCCACGACTATTTCCCTGGACCGCACGG